GGTGGATGAGATCGGGTTTGCTAAATGGCTGAACGATCCTGATAATGCTGTGTGGAAGACATATCGCGGAACAGTATGATTACTCAAGAATCCCTTAAAAGTATTGTTGAATACGATAAAGAGACTGGACTTTTTGCCAAGAAGAACGGCGCAAAGTTTGGATTTGAGGATGCAGGTTATCTGAGAGCAGAAATTGGTTTAAAAAACTACTATTTGCATCGGTTAGCTTGGCTGTATGAGTATGGAAGTTTCCCTAAAGGTCATATCGATCATATAAATGGCGATAAGACTGATAATAGGATTTGTAATCTAAGAGAAGCAACAAGATCACAAAACCTATGCAATGTTGCAAAAACTAAAAGAAATACGTCTGGCATAAAGAACGTTTCTTTCCATAAAGAATCAAAAAAATGGAGAGTAGTTGTTAGTGTCAACGGAAAAAATAAATCTTTTGGTTTGTACAATGATATAGAGTTAGCTGAATTGGTATCAATTGAGGCTAAGAATAAATATCATGGCGACTTTGCTAGAAGTTAATAGGGGAACTGTATGAGAGTAGGAGTTTGCGTACCGTGTAGGGATGAGGTTCATACTGGTTTTGCTTTCGACTTTGCGAGGATGACAGCACACGATGCGTCAGTTCGTTGCAAGGACGGTAAAGGTGGACTAAGCCTTTACACAATGCCGGGAACGCTGATTTTCGACCAACGGGAGAAGCTAGCGCAGGTTGCTTTGAGTGAAGGGTGTGAGGCATTGCTGTTTATCGACAGCGATATGCGGTTTCCACCAGACATCATTGACATCATGTTAAGCCGCGAAGTGCCTATCGTTGGGGTTAATGCTACGACCAGAAGGAAGCCTGTCACACCTACGGCAAAGATTTTGACTAGGTACATGGATGGTGATACTGAGGTTCGTAAGTGGTCGAATGTAGATTCTCGCGGTAAAGAGGGGATCGAGGAAGTTACAGCGGTCGGGTTTGGTGCTGTAATGATCCGTAGGGAAGTATTTGAGAAGACTGGTAGACCTTGGTTCGATGCTGGATGGGGTTCTAACGGTGTCTGTGGTGAGGATGTATATTTCTGCGTCAAGGCTGGTTCTGAGGGCTTTCAGACGTATGTAGACCATGAGCTATCGATGCACATAAAGCACATAGGAACATACGAATATGGCTGGAAGGACTTTGAGCAGTTAGAGGAATAAATATGCCATTTGCAAGCTATTCGGAACTAAAGACTACGGTAGCGAATTATCTAGCCCGTAGTGATCTAACATCGGTGATACCCGACTTTATCCGACTAGCTGAGGAAAGGCTACGTCGAGACATTCGGACTCGGCAGATGTTGATTGTCGCAACGGCATCGACTACAGGTGGGGATTCTACTGTTGGATTACCTACAGACTTCTTAGAGATGCGCGATATTCACCTGAACACTAATCCGGTGACTACATTGCGCTACAAGGCTCCTAATTCGTTCTATGCTGAGTCTCGCGTAACGGATGGTGGTAAGCCTATCGACTACACGATTCTAGGCTCTGAGATACAGCTAGCCCCATCTCCAGACGGTACTTATGTGCTTCAGATGCTGTACTACGGCAAGCCTACTCTGTTGTCGGATACGAATCCTAGTAACATTTTCCTAGCGAACTATCCTGATGCTTTGCTTTATGCGTCTTTGGCTGAAGCAGAGCCTTACCTAATGAATGATGCCCGTATTCAGACATGGGCTACTTTATATGATCGTGCAGTAACGGCGATCACGAACTCTGACCAGTCGAGCGAATACAGCGGTCAGCCTATGTCTATGTCTTATAACGTGAGGTAAATCATGGCAGAGATGTCAACATATCTTGAGGACGCGCTGATTAACGCGACTCTGCGAAACACTAGCTACACCAGCCCTACGACGGTGTATGTCGGTCTGTTTACGTCTGACCCGACTGATGCTGGTAGCGGTACTGAGGTATCTGGTGGCTCGTATGCTCGGACTGCTGTGACATTTGGTGCGCCTAGTGACGGTACGTCCTTGAATAGTGCTGCGGTTGAGTTCCCCCAAGCAACTGCTTCATGGGGTACGGTTGGATGGATTGGAATCCATGATGCTGCGACTAGCGGTAACTTGATGTATCACACGGCATTGGATGTTTCCAAGACGATCAGTACGGGTGACATCTTTAAGATAGCTATTGGCTCGTTGTCTGTGAACCTGAGCTAAGGGAATTAAATGTCTACTATCGTTACACGGGCTGGTAAAGGTAGCGCACTTACCCATAACGAGGTAGATGCTAACTTTATCAATCTCAATACTGACAAGATTCAGTCAGGTGATACGGTTGGCAGTCTGATAATCCTGAGTGCGACGATTTCTGGTGGAACGATCACAGGGATTACGGACTTAGCGGTTGCTGATGGTGGAACTGGTGCAAGTACGGTAGCTGGCGCACAGGCTAATTTGCAAGTTGATCCTGCTGGAACTGCTGTAGCTCTAGCGATTGCTTTGGGTTAATTATGGCTAATACTTTCAAAAATTTCCTAACCAAAGACCTAACGACCACAGGCAGTACGCTTTATAGCTGCCCATCGGCTACACAGACTACGGTTATCGGATTCTCTATCTCCAATACGTCTAGCTCACCGATTACGGCTGATGCGTTCATTACGTCTGGTGGTACGGATTACTATTTAATTAAGTCTGGTGTCGTTCCGGTAGGTGGTTCTCTGGTTATCGTTGGTGGGGATCAGAAGGTCGTACTAGAGGCTTCGGATGTCCTAAAGGCATTGGCTAGTACGACTACAACGGCTGATGCTGTGGTATCTGTACTGGAGATTGCATGAGTTACATAGGCTCTACTCCGACGAATCAGAACTTCATTGCAGGGACGGACTCGTTCAATGGGACGGGTTCGGCTACGAACTTTACGTTGTCACGGTCAGTCAACTCGACTAATGACATTCAGGTAGTCGTTAATAACGTCGTTCAGTACCCACCGAACTACTCGGTATCAGGCAATACGCTAACGATCTCTCCTGCTCCGTCTAGTGGTACGAATAACGTCTACGTTAGGTATCTGTCTACGACGCTACAGAGCGTTGGTGTAGGTGATTTGAGCGTTAGCACGAACAAGATTCAAGATAACGCTATCACAACGGCAAAGATTGCTGCTGGTGCTGTAATTCCTGCTGACTTATCTACTGGTGCGCCTAGCTGGACTGAGGCTGGATTGCTGCAATTTAACTCAGGTTACGGCTCAGTAGCCACAGCCTACGGTTGCAGAGCATGGGTCAACTTTAACGGCACAGGCACAGTCGCTATTCGTGCTAGTGGAAATGTGTCGAGTATTACAGATAATGGCACTGGTAACTACACAGTGAACTTTACGACTGCGATGCCTGATACGAACTACGCTGTTGTTTGTATGGGCGGGGATTCTGCTAGTGTTTGGGGTGAAATTGTCCATGCAGCAAACCCCCCTGCACAATTAACAACATCAGTGCAATTTCTTGTATCAGGCAATAACAGCAGTGCACGAGCAGACAGTAACTATGTTGCCATAACAGTTTTCCGCTAACAAGGAGTAACAATGAACCAACGCATAATTTACCCAACAGACGATGGCGGTGTCGCGGTCATTGCCCCAGCCGCTGAGTGCGGCTTAACCATTGAAGAAATCGCTGCTAAAGACGTACCAGAGGGTAAGCCTTTTGAGATCGTAGACGTAGCAGATATTCCTTCCGACAGAACTTTCCGTGGAGCGTGGTCATGGGTCTCGTAATCGACATCAACAAAGCTAAAGCCATTGGTCACGATATGCGTCGTGCTGCTCGTGCTGAGGAATTCAAGCCTCATGACGATGCGATAGCCAAGCAGATACCGGGTACAGAAGGTGCAGAAGCTGCTCGTCAGGCTATCCGTGACAAGTACGCAGCTATGCAGACCAGTATTGACGCAGCAGAGACACCGGACGAGATTAAAGCGGCTCTGGGGGTATAAATGCCTATTAGCTACATTGAGACGGCTAGTTTAGATACGGCGTTAAATGCGCCTACGGCTACAGCATTGTCTACTGCATCTGGAAGTGCGCCGTCTTATTCTGCTCGTGCTTGGGTGAATTTTAAAGGCACAGATACAGTTACCATTCGTGCTAGTGGGAATGTAAGTTCTATTACTGATAATGGGACTGGTCAATATACTGTAAATTTTACTACTGCAATTATCGATAACGCTTACTGCACACAATACAGTTGTACTTCTAATGATGACACTGGGTTTACAACAGGTGGTGGAAGGCAGTTTGCGATGATTCGTTTAGGAACAACAACAAGTGTACAAGTGCAATGTATTGATGATGGTGGTGGTTTGGCAGATTCAATTACAAACCACGTAGCTATCTTCCGCTAACAAGGACTAATCGTGTCATACATCGGCGCAGAACCTACCACAGCAGCGTTTCCGTTTGACCAGTTCAGCGGTAACGGTACGACTACGGCATTTACGCTGACCTATGCGCCAGCGAGTACGACTTCGATCATTGTTGCTATTAGCGGTGTAGTACAGAACCCTAACCTGTACTCGGTCATCGGCACAACGATCACATTCTCACCTGCTCCACCTACGGGTACGAATAACATCTCGGTCTTGTATCTTGGCTTGCCAGTACAGATCGGTACACCTATTCCCGGTAGCAGATTAGAACTTGCATTAGGGTCTGCGGCTAACCCGTCGCTAACCTTTCTTGGCGATACGAACACAGGCATCTATTCGCCGACTGCTGACACGATTGCATTTACTGAGGGTGGTATTGAAGTAGGTAGATTTGACTCTAGCGCTAACTTCCAATTCAACTCAGGCTATGGCTCGGTTGCTACGGCCTACGCTTGTCGTGCATGGGTTAATTTCAACGGTACTGGAACGGTAGCGATTAGGGCAAGTGGTAACGTAACGAGTATCACGGATAATGGTACGGGTGCTTACACAGTTAATTTTACAACTGCGATGCCGGATG